TCAAGTGTACGACCATCTTCAAGTTGGACTTCGATCATCGCACGATCCTCCCGTTTCCATCAATTCGGATGCGCCGGTTCGGCTGAGGCGGGGGCTCAGGTGCCAGCATGTCGACGCCGAAGATTGCGCGCTCTCGGTCGAAGCCCTTGCCGCTCGGATAGACCTTGTTAAGTCGATTCATATGCCCTTCGATCGCGGCGTTACCGGCGCGCTCCATGATGTCGAGCAAGCGAGTGATGGACCGCTCATCGAGCGTGATCAAGCCGTCGGCCGCTTGCAGTGCGAACTCGCGATCCGAGCTGGAAATCTGGGCACTGCCGAGGGTGGCGTTGAGCATGACCGCGACTTGCGGCGCGATGGCGCTCCTGAAGGTCTCGGTGTTCACAATCTTGTCGGAATCGGTCACCCCAAGGAAAGCACCAACCTTCTGAAGTGCGAGACGCTCATTAGCCCAAGCGCCAGTAATGGCACCGCCGGCAATCGCCTTCCTGGCCTCACGAATACCTGCGAGACCATTTACCGCCGCTCGGGCAGTGGTGGCACTCTCTCCCAGAGCGTCGAAGATCTGTTTGTCGCTACTTCCACCCGTGTTGATGTTGGCAGCGCCGATGCCACCGCGCTTGTCGGCTCGGATCAAAGTCCCATCCGGCAGCGTCTCGTATCCATATTCGATCTTCGGGTTCTTGAGCGCATCAATTTCGAGCTCGCCCTTCTCGAGCTGCTGCCGGCGAACCGGATCGGAAGCCTGCATTTCCCGCTCGATATACATCTGCAGAACGCTTTTCTGCTCCGGTGACGTCCACGGGTCTGCATAGACCTGCAGCATCTCGCTGAGGCTCGGGCCACCGGCCTGCGCCAGGCGCACGGGCTGCGGGTCGCCGGCATGCTGGATATTTGGCGAGCCGCCAGAATAGCCCTGAGCAGCGGCGACGCGACGATCATTGTGTGGAATGCCGGGCCGCAGAAACTGGTCCGAAAAGATGGTCGCGGCCTGTCCTGGATCTTCGACGCCGTGGAGCGACGCCAATACCTTGCCCTCCGGCGTATTCATCAGTTCATGCTTTAGGAAGCCGAAATTCGCCTCCCTGGAGGACGGATCGAGACCGTTCTGTTTCGCCCAGGCCTCAAACTGCACGCGCCGCGGTCCCGTCCACTGTGCCCAGCCGTAGCCGCCGCGCGAGCCGGGGATCATTGGCTTGATCTCCTGAATGTGCTTGAAGCCGCCGGTCTCGAGATCGAGGTTCCCGGTGATGCCGGCCGCCGCTGCGGGCGTTAGCTTCAGGTCCGGATCGCTGCGAAGCTGCTGATTGAGCCACGACCCCGGTTCATTCTGGCGGGGAGGAGCCTTGGCAATCGCCCGGTATCCCGGCGCGCCGGTCTGTTCGTCGGGCGAATAGGAGGCGGGCGTGGCAAAATCCTTCGGCTGAAAGAGCGCCTTGAAGCGATCAGATGCCGCGCCACGCTGCTTCGTCTCGGCTTCGTCGAGCTTGTTCTGTGCGAACCGATACCCGACAGCATCAGCAAGGGAGCCAAGCCCCTCCCAGACATTTTGAGGCTGCTGACCTGCAGACTTCATCATGAGCCGGCGCGCAATAGCCCGGCGCTGTTCAAGCTCCTCGGGAGACTTGACGCCGGTATTCCCTCCGAAAATGAATCCCATTTACGCGCCCTCCAAAGCCTTGGAATAGTCGACACGGCGGAAGCCGAAGGCGTCTTTGCTCACAGCATCGGGATGCTTCTTCTCGACCTCCTGCGCCATCAGGCCGAGCTGCATGCCGCCCCCACCCTTGTAGCGATACTGATAGATATTCTGACCATCACCAGTTTTGCCGACCTTCTTCACATCGGTCTTCAGCCGACGATCCGAATATTTGATGAAGTTGCCGGCAATACCGAACATTCCGCCCAGCGCCTGATTGATGGTCTGGCTCTTCTGCTGATAGGCCGCCATCTTGTTCTCGTAGTCCTTCACACCGGTTCCGATACGGTCGACCATCGGCATGTTGGTCTGAAATTGCGGCGGGGCAGGTGCTGCGCCAGGCTGTCCCATGCCAAGGAAGGTGCCGATTTCACCGGCACGCTGGGCGCGCTCGCCTAGTGCCGTGCTGCGGCTGGTGAGGGCGGCCTGATTGTAGGCGTCGTTCTCCTGCTCCCCGGTATTGCGCATCAGGACGTCGTAGGCGGCAGTGCCTTCCCGGATGCCGCGATTGGTCGCGTCGGTGATGGCGCGCTTCCGCATCATGTCCACCTGGGGCTGCACCCGCTTCATCTGGAAATCGTAGACCTTGTTCTCGATGTCATTCTCGAAACTGCCAGCGTCCTGGAACTGCTTGGCGAGCATCGCCGCAGTATCGGCTGCGGTGAGCTTCGCAGCGTCGCCCCTGTCCTTGATGGCCTGCTGCGCGGCGGAAAGCGATGACGTTGTCTTCATCAGCGGAATCGAAAATTTCTTGCCCGACACGGGATCTACATAGTCATACGTGCCGCTCTGAGAATAATTCACAGAGCCGTCCGGCGTCTCGATGCCGCCACCCATGTTCATCATCCTCTCGACAATGGACGTGCCGATATTGGTCGAGGTTTGCTGATCGGCAAGCTTGCTCATGTTTGGCGGCTTCGGCGCCTTGCCCTTACCCATGTCGATGCTCCTTGTGGAAACCGTTCGACCGCCAGTCTTCGGCGGTGAGCGTGGATATGATGCCGTCCTGGTCGCGGCCATAGAGCCGCGGGATGGTCACCTGTTTGAAGCCATAAGCACGCGCGATGCGGACGGCGTGCTGCTGCTGCGCCGGCGTCTGCGCGATGGCCATCTGGCAGCCGATGCCGTCGAAGACATACGAGAACGCCGCATGAAGCACCGACCGGGTCAGCCACCGCCGGTCGATGCCGGCATAGCTGATTTCTATCGTGCCGGCCTCAGGCGACCAATTGGTGAAGACGAAACCGCCAACGAGCGTGCCGTGATGATCGACGCCCATGGCCGTGAAGGCGCCGAATCCATGCGAGGCGGCAGGGATCAGGCTCGCCACCAGCTCGGCAACGGCCTCGTCCTGCCCGTAGACTGGCTTCACACCGCCATCCCTCCCTGCTCATAAAGCAGATCGACCGAGATGAGCTCGGCTTCGGGCGGTCCGGCATGCGAACACGTGACCTGGATGTTTGGCGCCAGAGCAAAGCCCTGCCCTGCGACAGACACCCAGCGCGTCACCAGCTGTTGCGCCGTGCCAGCGTCCCAGAGCGCTACGTTCCACTTGCCGACGTCCCAGACATCGAGGCTCGGATGCTGCGCCGCCGGCGGATAGGCTGGCAGCTTGGCAATGTAATCGCTCGATATCGACACCTTGGGCGCGAAAGGCTGCCGATAGAGCCAGGACGTACGCGCCATCTTGGCCGTCTTCATGGCGATCGGCGACCTGAGATGGTCATACAATCCGACGAAGGTGCATTGATACGGCGCCCCGTCATCGGTGCCGCTGGCTTCAGCGATCATGACGCCGCCGCCCGGCGTGCCGAAGAAAGCGCGGCTGCCCATTTCGGCCTGGCAAGAGATATCCCAGCCCGTGTATTTCGCCCAGGCACCGGTCAGCAAGTTCACGACGAGAGCGCATTTCTCGCTCGCGCCGACGGTCGGCAGGCCGACTATGCCCATGCTGCGGGAGCCCCATTTCAGCGCCGACCAATTCATGCTGGTTTCGCGCGTCACGGCCTGACGCTTCCACTCCTGCTCGATCGCGCGGGTGACCGCGGCCAGCGTCAGCGATGCCGGGTCCTTGTTCATTGCCGCCGAAAGCGGGATCAGGCCGTCAATCGTCCCGATGACGAGATCGCCGCCGGCGCGGAAACAGGCATTCGGGCCGAGCGGCCGGCCGATGTCATATCGGCCTTCCATGCTCCAGTTCAGCGGATCGGCAGGATCGCTGCCCGAGAAAGCGACGACCTCACCCAATGTGCTGATGAAGACACAGATATCGTCGAGGCCATCGCCGGCATCGACCGACCAGGTGTCACCGAAGAGCAGCGAGCCGCCCTTCTTGAAGACACCCGACAGGGAAATCTTCGAGGCGGCACCGCCGATCGCGTCGATGGCAAGGCACCAAGCGTTCATGGTGTTCTTCTGCACGAAGAACAGCCGGTTCTTGAATACCCAGACATGTGACAGCGCCGACGCGGAAACCCCAGTGATTGCCGGCAACGTGGTCCAGGTCGTGCCGTCAAACAGCCGGCGATCATCGGTGCCATTGACCGCCACAAGGAAGTCGCCACCGGTGCCGGCAAACATGACCGACGAATAGACACCGCTGGTCAACCCGCTGACCGCCGCGGCGGGCTGCACCGTCGGACTCGCCGGGCTGGTAATGTCATAGATTTTGGTGGCGTCCGTCCCGAACAGCCGTTCCGACGCGCCGCTACGCCAGACCATGAGACTCTTTACGCCGGCGGAGATCGTGGCGTGACGAAGCGAGCCGCCACGAGGCCGGATGCCGCGCGTCGTCGGGAAGAAGTTCTCCAAGATGCTGGCGCCACCCTGGATATCTTGCGCAAGGCTCTCCGATTCGATCCAGCCGCGGATAGGCGCCGGAAAGACCTTCTGACCGGCGCGGGCCTGAGCGGTTGCCGGCACCTGCCGGCGGCGAAAAACGGGCATCAGGGCACAACCGAGACAGGATAGGCCGGCGTGACACCGCGCAGGCGCCGGGTGCGACCGACAGCGATGATGCGCGCGCCCTTGTCTGCGGTGATCAGCTTCTCCTTCGCGTCCTCATAGTTGTCCTGGTCCTGCGCATAGGGCAGCCCCTTCTGCGCGCGCCATTTCCAGATCATGCAGAGTTCGAGCAGCGTCTCGGAAAGGCGGAAGGTATCGGTGTCTTTGGTGAAGCCGTCCTTCAGCGTGCCCTGATCGTCCTTGGCCCATAGCTTCGACATGTGGAAGAATTTTACCGCCTCGCCCGTCGCCGGCGCCGGCCGGATGTGCACCTGCCCACCATGGAGCGTCCACATGCCGGCGACCTGGTTGAACTGGCGGATCTCCATGTCGAGCCATTGATCGCTGTCGGTGATATGCGTGAGGGAAGTGATGTAGCGGCTCGACCGGAGCTCGGCCGCCTTCAGCATGCGGTCGTAATCGGCGGGGAGGTCGAAAGAGGTCTTGGTGCCATCGCCGGCGAGCGTGGCAACCACCTTGAGTGCCTGCCATTCATAATCCTTAGCGATATGGAGGCCAGCTGTATTCGCCAACACCTGCAATTCAAAATGCTCGCGCGCGGCAGAGCTGAAGACGGCTTCCGGCTGATCCAGAGCGATCCAGGCCGAGACATTCTGAATTGCAGTGAGAACAGTCATGGTCAGGCAGCCTCTTTGGCGTTCGCGTCTTCAGCGAGGCGGACGAGCGTGTCGTGACCAGGCTGACCTTTGGGCGCCGTGCCGGTGCGCTCCTTGATGAAGGCCTTGAGCGCCGCGGCGTCCCAATTGGCGAAGACAGAGGGCGCTTGATCGTCGCCGGTCTGCTCGGGCCGGGCGGCTGCCGGCTGTTCGATCTGGCGACCGCCAATGTTCCCCTGCAAAAGCTGCGCCTCCAGCACTTCAAGGCGGGACTTGAGCGCGACGTTCTCGGCCGAGAGGCGGCTTTCAAGCGCGGTTTCCTTCGCCCGCTCGATATAGGTCTTGGCCTGCTCCTTAAGCTCGCGGCCAAACATGCCCAGGCGAGAGAGGTTCGGACCTTCGAGCTGAGCCAGGGACTCGGCCGTGTGGATATGCAACGCCCTAAGCTCCGCGCGGCGCGCCTCGGTCAGGAACGGCAGTTCCGAGATGGGCGTGCCGTCGCCGATTGCGGCCTCGCCCGATTTGAAGGCATCATAATGGCGATGATAGAGCTGGGCATAGCTGACCCACAGGTTCGTCGCGGGGTCACGAATGCACTTTTCATGCGCCGGCGCGACGAGTTCCTTGCGGGTATCACCGACGAACTTAATATGGACTTGCTCCTGCTGGTCAAAGATCGGGCGGCCTTCCTTGAGGGATTTGGCGCGGTTCTCGACGGCGACATTCTTGAATTCGATATGCAGATGCTTGGTGCTCGAGGCATCCATGGGGATTGTCCTTTCTGGGAGGGTGCGATGGGAGGGCGGGACCGGAGCCCCGCCCCGCTTCGTCAGATCGCGTTGCTTTCAACCCACGCCCGATCACCGGTGCTGAGCGCACCGGAACGGGTGGTCCAGGCGCCGGCACCGGTGGCGACGGTCATCGCGGGCTCGGTCAGGATCACCGCCGTATTATCGGCGACGCCGGCCGAGGCCTGGGCGAAAATGTACATCCTGCCATTCCTGGCCCGTACAACAGTGCCGAGAGGCACCTCGTTGTAAAACGGGTCAGTCGACGGATAGATCGCACCCAGATTGACGCCGAGCGTCGGGCTGATGTGCTTGGAGGGATTCGACATCTTTTCTCTCTCCTCTCTTACAACACCGAGTCGTAGAGCTTGGCCATGTGCAGCGGGTTATTCATGGTGAGCTCACCAAAGAAGCCGATATGCTGGACAATGGCGTCCTGGTTGATGGGCATCTGCTTCCCACCGAAACGGACGAAGTTGCGATCCGGGTGGTACCGGAAGCGCAGCGCAGTCGTGTCGATGAAATAGCTGGTGTTGGCCGGCATGGCAGAGCCGATACCGCCCTCGAGCACCACGTCCACCTTCTTGTTCGCGCTGTGGAGGCGAAGGGAGGTGAAGCCCATGGCGCCCAGCTCATTCTCGTTCGTGATCTGCTGGATCGCGACGAGAGCACCGGCATAGGCCGAATAATGCTCCTGGGAGGACAGGATCAGATTCGGACCCTTGGGGCCACGGCTGCGCTGGATCAGGATGCTGTCGAAGATCCTGCGCACCGTTGCGCTGTCCACCGTGGTGATGCCGGCGAAGGCCGAATTGGCGTCAAAGGCCGATGTCTGCCAGATGGCATTCGACCGGGCGATGCCGCCATAGGTGCCGGAGTTGACCACCGTGGGGATCGCCAGCTGCAGGCCGCCGATCTGATTGGCGGCGGTGCCATTGCTGTGGAGGTCTTCCACGAAACGGTCGGTGAGTTCGGTCTCAGCCGCCGTAATATGCTCCTCCATGATATCCTTGAGCTGGTTGGTGCCCGAGTTTTTCAGGATGTCTTCGTTCGACAGCGTGACACTGACGGCGGCCAGCTTCGGCGTGAACTCGGCATCGTTGAAAAGTTCGGCCGGCTGTGGGTTGAGGAACTCGTAGCCGGAATAGCGGGTATAAGTTCCGCTTTCGTTGTAGAGCAGACGCTCGCGGATCGTCGGACCCGAGAAGGTCTTGAACTGGTTGCGCTTCTTCATCACGAAGAGCAGCGCATTGGAGTTCGACACAAGGTCGGCATAACCCTGCGACCGGTCCTCCAACGCCAGCGAGAACGCCTCCTGGAGGCGTTCATTGGTATTCAAAGCCATTTCGATTGCTCCCTAATGGCGCTGGTTGGAATCACCCGAGGCCTAGAGAGGCAAAGGCGCCATCGACGCTCTCCCGGGCGGTTGACGGGGCCCTGCGTCTTGCCGGGTTTGAGCCGGCGCCTGGAGCACCCGTTACACTGAGATTGCCGTTGCGGGTTTGAGCCGCGTTCGGCCTTGAATTCAGGGCGATTCTGTTCGGCGCGGGAGTGAGCCGCTCCGCCATTTCATAGGCGCCCTGCAGGTCGGCGGCCATCTGCGTCTGCAGCAGACGCAAGACGGTCATCTGAAAATCTGGCTCATTCAGGCGGGGATTAACCTCGGCGAAGGCCTCGACCTGCCGCAAGGTCTCGTCCTCATAGCGATCCTGAATCGACTTCGTGATCCCCCCAAGATGATGCTGCAGGCTGGTGACCTGCTGGCGAAGGTCCCGGACAGTCTCGTCATTTCGGGCCTGCGTCTCATCCGGCCTCTGGCCCAGGATGAAAGATGCATATTGGCGCGGCGTTATGCCGGCATAGTCGAGAATGCTCTCGATGGCCCGCAGGCGTGTGCCGGGCTCTTCTGCAATGAGCGCGCCATCGAGCGCGGTATAGCGTTCGAGCGCATCATGCACCGTGGTGTTCGATTGGCTAGCCATATGAAAATAGGACCTAAGCGGCTCGAAAGCCTCTTGATACCGCGCCATACCACTTTCGAGTTCACGAAAGGCGCGACCAACTTCGCCCTTCACGCTATCCGGCACACCTCTCCAAGCAGCCTTCGCGTCGGCTGAGAAGCGCGCTGGTGCCTCTATCGACGTCACCGACGGCTTGTGACCTTGGGATGTACTTTCCGTATCCTTGACCTTGACTTGTCCGTATTCATCGTGTGCCTGCTCCGAGCCGTCCGACATCTCCACATCGAGAGCAGCAAAGGCACGATCGAGAGAGTCTCGCGCCGTCTCCTGCGTGTGGTCTACGTTAGGCTCGAATTGGACTACGCCGTCATCTGCGTTGTTCTGTGGCTGATATTGCGCAATGGATTCGGTTGCGGCGCCTGCCGCTCCAGTTTCATCGGTCATGTAGACTTTCCTCTGTCTGAGAGAGTGCTAGGCGCCGAACCCGGCGCGGGAGAATGCCCGTCCCACGGTCGCCTTGATGGCGGCACGGTCGGGTTTGGGTTTCGGGGGCCGGCGGAACATCGCGGGATCATTGCCGACCTCAGCGAAACTGGCGCCCTCGGCATTGCCGGACGGCTTGTAGGTCGCCCTCAAAGCCGTCTTGGAAGTGTACATTTCACCATCGACCATATTCTTAGTCGGGGGCATCTCATCACTAATGAATATCGGCGCGCCGAGACTCGACCGCTTGTTGAAAGCCGGCTCCGGGGCATGCGAGATGCGATATATGACGGCCATCAAGAGATGTCCTTCCGAGTTGTCCGACGCAGGTCCGCGAATTGCCTAAAGGAGAAGATTTGTGGTACGGGACTCTATGCCCTTCACGGCCGTGCTCAACCCTGATCAAGCTCAAATGGCTCAGCTGTTTGCCGCTTCGAAGCACCGGGCGCTGAGGCGAATTTCTGACCACAATGGCGGCTTCTGGTATTGGCCATTTGAGCAGGCAACCCATGCTGAGGGCGCTCGCCTCCTCGAAGTCTCCTAT